TATGAGTCTCAGTAATAGACAAAAATTAGAATTACTCAAGGAGAAGAAACGTAGAGACACCCTTGAGAACTATAAAACCGATTTCGAATCATTCGCGAAAGATCATATCAAGATCATTACGAAAGATTCATCCAAAGGATTTGTCCCCTTTGAATTTAATGAACCACAGAAATTTATTAATGATGCACTTGAAGAGCAGTTAAAATCAGAAGGTAAAGTAAGGGCAATTATCCTGAAGGCTAGACAACAAGGTATATCGACATACACAGCAGCACGTTGTTTTTGGAAAGCGTATAATTACCAATTCCAAAGAGCAGTTATCATGGCACATGATGCTCCAACATCCAGTGCGCTATTCGATATGACAAAGAACCTTATTGACAACATGGACGATGATCTCAAACCTCATTATGCAAAATCCAACGCTAAGGAGATGAAGTTTGAACACAATCAGTCCCAATACAAATTATATACGGCGGGTTCACCAGAAGCTGGTCGTGGCACGACACCGACAATCGCCCATTTATCCGAAGTTGCGTTTTGGACTCATGATGAGAAGATTCTCGCGGGATTGTTCCAGGGCATTTCACAGGCGGAGAACACTGAAGTTATACTCGAATCGACCGCTAATGGTGCGTCAGGGGAGTTCTATCGACTTTGGCAAGGCGCAGTCGAAGGTAAAAACGGATATATCCCAGTATTCGTACCGTGGTTTCTTACCTCGGAATACCGTACGCCAGCACCGGAGGAATTTGAACTTGACTCGGAAGAGGAGAAGCTAGTTTCTGAATTCGGGCTTGATAATGATCAATTATACTGGAGACGTCTTAAGATAGCAGAGAGTGGTGCTAGGAAATTCCAACAAGAATATCCTGCATATGCTGAAGAAGCATTCTTGGTGTCTGGTAGTAACGTGTTTGATCAAGAAACACTTAACGATATTGCTGTTGAGTCACCCAAAAGTAGACGTAGATTCAACGATGACATGGGAACTTGGGATGAATCTAAGGAAGGTGAGCTAGAAATTTGGATGCCTCCTCAGATGGGTCACAAATATGTTATTGGAGCTGATGTCGCATTAGGAGCCAATCAGGACAGTAGTGTCGCAATTGTAATGGATAATGAACGTCGCGTATGTGCATTATGGGAATCCAACATAATGGATCCGGGTACATACGGAGAAATCTTGTTTTATCTAGGAAGATACTATAATAACGCATTATTGGCTGTTGAATCTAATTCGATTGGTAACACGACACTTGACAGATTAATCCAGATGAATTATCTGAATCTTTATTATGAAACCAAAGTTGCTAGTATGCGTACTGAAAGCACAACAAAATTAGGTTTCAGAACGACTGCCTCTAGTAAACCTAGAATAATTGGTCATCTCAAGAAACTAATTGAAGATCTTGATATTAACATTCCAAGTGCTAAAATTGTAAATGAACTTAAAGTTTACATTAGCACAGATAGTGGTAAGACTGAAGCTATGGAAGGTCATCACGATGATTGTGTAATGGCATTAGCCATTGCATGCGAAGCAGTGAGGACACACGGACATAAGCTAACAGACAACATGGTATCATGGAAAGACAAAACAAATTATGTGGAAGATAATTCAACATGGCTATAAACAAAGAAAAAATTGAGGCAGCTAAAGAGCGTCTCAAAGACCATAAGGGCGGTGATAATCTACGAATGATTACTAATTCTGATATGGCTAAAGAATATCAACGTCGTTCAGTTGAAGCTCGAAAGCGCAACAAAGAACGAGTACAAGGGCTACGATCATTCTGGGAAGATTTTGATCGTGCAGGCTTAGGGCTTGAATCAGGCAGTAATATCAAGGGTATTGATGTTATCGAATTCCTAATGAAGAAAGCTTTTATGGATGAAGATTATGAGTTAGCAGGGCAATATGCCGAAAAGCTAGCTCAATATCAAACACCAAAATTGGCATCACAAGCCATTCAACAAACAACACGAGATCTATCCGAACTGTCTGATGAGGAATTCCAGGCAGAGCTAGAAAAGCTAGGGTTAGACTCTAAGGACATGGGTGAATAACATTACACCCGACTGATCCCAATTGTCCTCACTCTGCTGACATACCAGAGGGGAACGTATGTCACTCATACACAGACAGATTGATAGGAAGACGTAATGAGATACAACGAACAGGTTAATCAAAAACCTAAAACCAAAGAAGAGAAACCTCGAGAAATGCCTAAGCAAGGTTCATATACTGCTAAGGACTTAGAGAATTCTCGTGATATTAAGTGGAGGCGATAATGGCATATTCCTCCGGTTACAAAGAAAAAGTAACAGATGAACAAGTAATTAATCTTGTTGAGTCTGGTGTTCAGAACTCTGTTGGCGATTGGCTAAACAGTTCTGATTTAACCAAAGAAAGATTAAAATCAACATACGAATTTGCTGGTATACCAGTGGGTCATCTGACTCCTAATGGCGTTTCTACTATTGTTGATACCAGTACTACTGAAACAGTAGAAGCATATACAGCAATTTTAACAGATTTATTTTTGAATAATGGTCGTCTAGCACGATTTGTCCCTTATAGTAATGCTCCGAACTCTTTTAATGCAGCTCGTGATGCATCTATGATTACTAACTATTGTATCTTTAAACAAAACAATGGTTGGGAGATTATCGAAAAATGGATTAAATCAGCGTTACTTTGGAAGAACGGTATTGTTCGTTGGGATTACGTAGAAGATTACGAATATCAGTTTGACGAATACGAAAAAATTGAACAAATTAAATTAGATGAAATTCTTGCTGATGAGAATATTGAGATTGTAGGTGATCTTGAATTTGATACTGACCCTATGACAGGTGCTGCAGTATACATGAATGTACGTCTTAAACGTAAGATCGATAAGTCTCGCGTTAAGATTGACAATGTTCCACCAGAGAATTTCCGCATTAGTCGTGATGCTACTTCATTTGATGATGCATCATTTGTCGGCATTCAAACACTTATGACTCGTTCAGAGATTCGTAAGTATTATCCTGACGTATGCGAAGGCATTTCAGAAGATGATTGGGATGAATTAGGAGTAGATGATTGGGCAGGAGCTTCTCGTTATTCTGAAGACATTGCTGCACGTAAATTAGTTACAGGTCAAAATTACTGGTCTAATTCATCTATGGACACATCTATGCTAGAAGCTAATCGCGAGCTTACTGTAACAGAATGTTGGTTACAAGTTGATCGTGATGGTGATGGTATTGCAGAATTAAAACATTTTATTATTGCTGGATCACACATTCTCGCAGAAGAAGATTGTGACATGATTCCACTAGCTGTTATCTCGCCTATTGATGTACCACATGAATTCTATGGTTTATCTATCGCAGACTTCACACGTTCATCTACATTAGCATCAACAGCGATCCTACGTGGTTTCGTAGAGAATACTTATTTAACTAACTACTCTCCAAAGCTAGCTGATCCTAATGTTGTAGATTTTAGTGCATTACAAAACATGAAGCCTAAGCAGATTATTCCTACTAATGGTAACCCTGCTGCGGCTGTAGCGCAATTACAACCAGACACTATTAGTACTGGTACTGTACCTTTGCTTGAACATTTGCAAACAATCAAAGAACAAGCTACGGGTATGTCTAAAGCTGCACAAGGTCTCAATGATACATTGTATGTGTCTGGTAACAGCGAAGCTAAGTTAGCAGCTGTACAGTCTGCATCACAGAAACGAATTCAACATATTGCACGTCGATTCGCAGAAACTGGAATGAAACGTCTTTGTCATGGTATTTACAAAACAATGCGTAAATGTATGCAACAAATGAAATTCCATTATCAGGGCGTATATGCTAATATTGATCCTATGATGTTACCTACAGATATGGACATTGAAGTTTACTTGGATCTTGGTGAAAACAGCAATCAGAACAAACTACAAAAGTTACAGATGATTGGCACTCAGATTTTACCTGCCCTTAATCAAGCAGGTGCGGGTATGATTGTCAAACCTGAAGCCCCAGCGGTGCTTGCTACTAAGACCTTAGAAGCTATGGGTATTGATTCTAACGATTTCTTAGAAGATTATACTACTCCAGAGTTTCAACAAAAAGCACAAGAAGCTATTCAGCAACAATCTCAAGCCAAACAAATGGAACAAGAGAATTTGCAAAAGAAAGCTGCTGCTGATTTAGCACTTCAAGAAGCTAATGTTACTTATACTAATGCACAAGCCAAGAACACGTCTGATGACAACATCAAACAACTAGCTGTTGCAATGGATAAGCATCAACAAGAATGGGCAGATTTAACTATTAAAGCAGTTAAAGAAGGAGCACAGATTCCACCTGCACCTAGCTTCGAAGAGTTATTGATGATGGCTAAGATGGCTATTGATATGTCACAAGCTAATCCTGCTGCGTTAGCAGCGGAGCCTACGGCTCAACCACAACAACAAGCACAGCCATCCGAAGAAGAGATGATAGCTATGATGCAACAACAGGGGATAATGTAATATTATGGAAAAGTACCGAGCAGAAGCTGAGAAGAAGCTAAAAGGTCAACATCCTGATTTAGTAGCCAAAGAAGCTTTAGTTAAAGCTGAATTTGCTAGCAGAGAACGTGAACAATTCTTTGATGGCGTATATGGCGAATTACTTACAGATTACTTTTTACAATTCCTAAACACAGAACCACACGAAAATAAGAAGCGTGAATTCATATATTCTTGTGTTTTGTCTTTGGGAGATGTAAAATCACGTATGGTTCAATACGAAACATATGGTAGTAATGTTCAATATATGGGAGAGGACACCAATGACTAAACGAAATATTGATTATGATTTAATTATCAATAATCTACAAGAAATGATTAATGCACTTGAATACGATTCTATGCGTAGTTCAGGTAAAGCAAAAGTTAATTCACCACAACTAGAAACTTTGTATAATATGAAGGATCGTTATGAGGCTATGGTCTCTAAACCTTCTATTAAACCTGCTGAAGTACCTGTTCCTGTTAAAAAGGTAACAAAGAAAACAGCAACAAAGAAGCAGTCGTGAGGAGAATAAATTATGAGTAATGATCAAACTGTACCCGCTATGGATCACGGAGATGTTACTTCTGGTCAAACTGAAGCCGAACTCCTGGATGCCGTTTTATCTAATTCTGCGTTTATGCAGACAGAAGAACCGCTACCCGATGAGGAGATTCCCGAGGTTGACCCGGAAGAATCAGATTACGAAGACGACCTAGAAAAATCTGAAGAAGCCGTTAGTAATGAGGAATCTGAAGAAGAAGTTGTTGAAGAGTCAGATGAGGATGGCGATACCGAAGAGGAATCCCCTACCCAAGAAGTTGATGTCTACACAGCAGAAGATTTGGATTTGGACGCTTATGTCCGTGTTAAGATTGATGGAGAAGAAGTAGATGTCTCATTTGCAGACTTACTTAAAGGATATCAAACTGACAGCTCACTATCTAAAAAAGGTCGAGAACTTGGTGAAGCACGACAAGAATTAGAGCAAGAACGTCAAGAAGCGTTAGCTCAAATTCAATCAATGTCGGAAGCTTCAGCTGCTGTATTGATGGGTCAAGAGCAACAATTCTCTAAGGAATACCATGAGATTGAAGCTAAGATTCAAAAAGCCCGTGAAGAAGGCGATCGATACGAACTTGAAGAGTTAAAAGATCAACGTGAACAAGCTCAAAGTAAATACTGGGCAGCACGTAAACAACGAGAAGGATTACAAGCACAATTACAACAACAAAAGGAAGCACAAGCTCAACAGCAATGGGAGCAAAACATGCAGTACTTTAGTGAAGTAATTCAAGAAAAGGTTCCGGGATTCGACGAAAAAATGGCACAAGACATTCGCGATTTCGCACTAAGCGAAGACGTAGGGTTGCCAGAAGAATTAGTTGATTCAATTATGGATCCAGATGTAATTCGAGTACTTAATGATTATCGTATTCTTAAGACTGGAGTAACTAAAGGCGAAGCAAAACGTAAGGCTGCACCTGTAAAGAAAGCTGTACCTACAAAGAAAGCTAAGTCTAAACAAGCAAAAACTCAAGACAAAGAGAAAATGATTAAAGCTCGTGCATTCCGAGAGGATGCAACTAAGGAAGATCAGGATGCCTTCCTACGACAATACGCAGCGAATTCTTTATCGCGTACATAACGCATATTTATAACATGGAGGTCTTAAATGGCTGTAACTACTGGCGGTCGCGCAACTGGCGCACCTACTGGTCCTGTAACTTCAGGTACTTCAAACGCTAACGTCTCACAACGTGAAGACTTGGCAAACTTCATCTCAATGATTACCCGTGACGAAACTCCGTTCATGGCATCTATTGGTAAATCTAAAGCTACTCAGATCTATCACGAGTGGCAGACTGATGCATTGGCAGCACCTGCTGATTCACGTATCGCTGAGGGTGTAGACTTTGTTGCACCTACTGCAGGTGGTTCTTCATCTGCTGGCGAATACGGCACAGGTTTCACTGATGCTGGTCCTAATCGTACTCGTTTGGGTAACTACACTCAAATCAACGGTAAGACTATTGCTGTATCAGGCACTAAGCGTGCAGTAGACCAAGCTGGTGTAGCTGATGAGTATGCTTATCAGTTGAAGAAGCGTGGCACTGAGATGCGTCGTGACATGGAAAAGAACATGGTTGCTGACTATCAAGTAGCTTCTGGTTCTGGCATCCGTTCTGCGGGTGGTTTCCAGTCTTGGATCAACGGTTCAACTGTTGAGAACAACAATGCTACTGCTGCATCTACTACTGGTGCTGGTACTCATGCTCCTTCTCTTCCTCTTGATGCAGATCGTGTTGGTTTGTCTTTGGCAGACATCGACAGCGTAATGCAGTCAATTTATGAAGAAGGTGGTAAGGCTACTAAGATCATGGTATCTCCAAAGCTACGCCGTGATTTCTCTGACTTGATGCAGTCTGAAACTAACGTTCGCCGTAACATCGATATGGATGGCAAGTTGCGTCAATCAGTTGACATCTACATGTCAGACTTTGGTGACTTGATGGTAGTTCCTAACTACATCATGGGTCTTGCAACTGATGCAGATGCTGATTTGGATAAAGCAGACAGCTGTGCATTGGTATATGATCCATCATGGTTCTCTGTTGCGACTCTACGTCCTCTTGCAGAAGTTGATGTAGGTCAGAAAGGTGACTCAATGGTTGGTCAAATGGTAGAAGAGTGGACTCTTCAGTGTAACAACCCTAATGGTTGTGGCGCAGTATACGGTTTGAAATAATCGTTAATTAATAGAGGGGGATCTTCGGATCCTCCTTTATTTTACTTAATATTGATATATGGGAGTTATATTATGTTAGTTATTAAAGATGAAAATAATG